CCCATATCAGCTGGGTTAGCATATCGTTGGCTAAATTCTTGAAATGAAAATGATCTATGGCGAAGAAGCTGACGAGCAATATCTCGTGTGGTTTCAATTTCCATAGTAGCAGAGGCCATTTCAAGAGGTGACCAATGTTTATGCTTAATCAAATATCTGATAAGTTTTTCTGCGGTTGCACTACTCATTTGATTTGTAGGATTTGACACTCTAGCGCAATATGCTACAAAGTCTTGTAGATCATCAACACCAATAAAATCTCCAGACGGAGTCTGAGTATATCCTATTAATCTGGCCTTCATTAGCTATAATCTCCACTGTCATAATCAACAAAGTCTCGTTCATACATTTCTTCCCATTCAGATGGAATCATGATGTTATGATTAATTCTTTTAATAGCTTTTGTTAATTTTTTATTTGGAGGCAAGCTTTCTTCGAGTTGCATAAGAGCCTGATGTACCAATTCGTATACTGCGTCATCTTCAAGTTCAATTCTCATTTTGTTCATCCTTTTGTTCATAATGCGTATCAATTTTATTAGTTACTTTTTCAGCAGACCACCAGCCAATACCAGTAAAAAATCCTGCTATAAAAAATGCTAATACCGTTTCCATTGCTTTATTGTACTTCTTTCATCGTAAAAGTTCCTTTACGTGAATTTAAATAGTTTTTACCCGAAATCCGCTGTTTAATAAATCGTTTATTTGTTTCAGTCTTATTTGGATTTTCAATAGTAAATACTACATCTCTACCTTGTGATAAAGCTTTCATTTGATTCATAAACCTATCTCCTGAAGCAAGATAATCTCGGCGCATAGCTTTACGAATTGATTTGGATGTTCCGGTATGAATACCTTGTGACTGTTCTTTACCCATTATTTATCTCCTATCAAGTTACTATATTTTTTTAGTTTTTTTCTTTTAGCGATAGATGCATCCAACATTTCATCGCTAGAAATATCAAAATAATCACCCAATAAATCTAGCATACATTGAACGTCTCCCATTTCATTTATAAGATTTTGTCTGTAATCATCGTTCATTCCAAATCTTAAAATTTTCATACATTCTTTTGTTAATTCAGCGCATTCCTCACTTGTTACAACAAGGCATTCTGCCTCTGTTTGTTTCATAATTTAAATCCTTCAAAGTTGCTATTAGATATTCTTTCACCAGTAGCTGAATTATCAAATGCTGGCGTATCGTTCATTAATGTTTGAGCACTGTCATCAGCATCAAACAATCTCATTTTAGCTCTATCAACTCCAACAACAAACCGCTTATGAAACGTTGGATCATTGTATCTATTCTTCAATTGTTTAACTGCGATCTGACCCATTTGTTCAAGTTCTTCAGTAGCAATAAGAGCAATCATTAAATCTGCTGTAGCGGGTAATCCAAAAGACTCGGACGTATCTTCAAGCCCAACATCCGAGTTACCATAACCACTACGCGTCGTCTGCGTTGCAGAGACGATCGGCACATCGAATTCAACTGCCAAGCCACGAAACTCTTCTGCAATTGCTTTAATATAATTATATGAGTTAATAGCACCACCCATTCCCTTCATTCTTGATGATGCACAAATATTCAAATAATCGATATAAATTATATCAGGAATAAATGATTTTTTAAGCTTTAGTTCGCTTAGTAATGCTCTCATATGACCGACATTAGCAGAACCAGTTGGGTATTCTTTTACGATTAGTTTGCCATTAGTTTTCTTTGAAAGATTGTGGACTTTCTCAGCAAACATAGATTGGCTTAAATCGGTCAACTGATCAATTTGAATATTAAGAAGATTAGCATCGATACGTTCAGCAATACGTTCTTCAGCCATCTCAGCTGTTATGTATAAGACATTCTTACCATCAGTCAGATTAGCTGCAGCAAAGTGACACATTGCTAATGACTTACCAACACCAGTACCAGCTAGAATAATATTTAAGGTCTTACGTGGTAAACCACCCTTTGTAATATCATTAAGCAATTCAATATCAAAAGGAATGCGTTCTTCATCACGGTGATAAAAATCATAACGTTCTTGAAATGCTTCAAGATAATCATGGCCGACATTCGTATCAAATGATACACCAAGAGCTTTGGTTAGAATATCAGGCAAAGCATTCTTAGATAACGTCTGATGCTTACCATCAATAATACTAATTGACTCCATAACAGCATTAAACAATGCTCGGTCTTGACACCACTTTTCAGTGGCATCAAGTAACCATTGCTCATCGCTTGTTTCTTTTGTGAATAGCTCAGGAATGATTTCCATTGCTTGACGATATTGCTCGTCGCCGAATTTGTCAGCAGAATCAATTTCAATCTTAAAAGATTCTGCTGATGGCAGTTTATTATACTTAGCAACAAACTTACCACTTTGCTTAAAAAGTTCTCTGTAAATCCCTTCAAAATATTCTGCCTTAATAAAAGGCAGAACTTTTCTCATATATGTTTCATTAGTTAGAATATTTTTAAGAACAACTTGTTCTATATTTGTATTCACTATTTTACCTCTTTAATCTGGAGATCAGTTGCTTTATTTTCGATAGCATCTTCTATAATTGATATTAAAATATCACCAGCATGCTTTTGTAGTTCTTCATTTTCTGCAGATAACGTTTCATCTGGAGAGGTCTCTACATGAAAATCAAATGTCATTTGATCGCCATGTGCCATACGAATAGTTCCGAACTTTATAACACTTTCAATAAAATCGCCAGATAAAAATCTTATCTGCCAATCATCTTTGTCGCTAGGAATAAATTCATAATCCTTGTTTTCAATATATTGCATTATATCTCCATCTCTAAGATCTCATCCATATCTATGTCTGACTTGTATCCAATAGTGAACTGTTTTTTAATAAAGTCTTTAAAGTCAGTGTTTAAAAAGATTGGATCCCAGAATTCTTTTTCAAGTGTACCAGCTTCACGTGTCTTTCCAGTAAGAAGTTCGCCTGTAGCTGGGTTGACACCTTCGTACCAACCATTTGATGGCTTGCGAGCATATTCGCCTGCCATAGCTACTTCTAGCAAGCCTGAATATGTTTCTACTCCACCTTCCCATGATACTGAAATAGGAATCTTAGATTTTTCTTTAACAAAGCGCGACTTTTCGATATTGATAACAAAATCATAACCAGTAATTTCTGTACCTTTTTTATTTTGCCGCCGGCCAAGGATCCAGATATTGTTAGCGCTATAGTAAATGCCAGTACCGCCTGATACGATTGCTTTTGGATACAGACCAATCTCTTGATAAGTATGATTTACTGCAAGCATTACAATATTCTTCATAGCAAGATAAGGTGTTGACATGCGGAATAGACCTTTAAGAGCTTTTGCTCTCGACATATCAGCTACAGATTTTTCATTCTGAGCATCTTCCAATTCTTTCTTTGAAGCAAGATTGCCAATAGAATCGATAACAATAATGACTTCATCTTTCGCATCGAGCTCTTCAAGCTGACCAATCAGATCGAATTTTAGTTCTTCGACATTAGTAATTGGTGTGTGAAGAACCCGCGAAGTATCAATATCAAATTGTTCGAAATAAGACTGAGGTGAACCAAACTCAGAATCATAAAACAACATTACTGCATCTTTTTTCTTTTTAAGATAAGCGCTTGCCATCAGTAAAGCAAATGAAGTTTTAAAGTGTTTTGATGGACCAGCTAAAACTGTTAGGCCTGGTGACATACCACCATCAACCGATCCTGATAGTGCAACATTAACCATTGGCACATCAGTTTCTATCATATCTTTTTCGTTAAAAAATTTAGACTCAGAAAGAACTTCACTGGCTTTGAGCTTTGAATTCTTTTTGAGTTTATCCATAATGGACGCCATGTATATCTCCTTTGATTATAGGCTTATTATATCATACTATAGAAATAAAGTAAATAGTTATTTACTGAAAGAGATATTTTGTTCAAATTCTCTTTCGTCTTTCGTATATTCAGATCTAATCTTATTATTTGATTTAATCACTTCATCTAACAAAGAAAATGATATTGCAAAGTTTAAAAATGCTGAAGTATCTTTTGGAAAACAAGCTCCTCCAAATCCCATTTTACCATCAAATCCTGGTACACTCATATGCGAATGTCCGATTCTTGGATCACCTTTCATTGCATAAGTAATCTCATCAAAATTGCAGCCGTGATCTTTCACCGTATTATAAAATTGATTAAACCATAATACTTTCGTAGCAAGAAAGCAATTGATTCCGTATTTAATAAAACTTGCTTCTTTCAGTGAAACATGGTGAGAAGGGCAAGGTTTACATTTACTATATTTTTTATATATCTTTTCTATATTATTTGTATCTTTAATATGACCTCCAAATATGTGCATTGGAGGATTAATGAAGTCTTCGTTAGCTGATACTTCATTTAAAAATTCTGGATTGTATACTACTCTATCGTCAGAAAGTCTGTCAATAATATTAGGTGTAATAGTTGATTTTATTACAATGTGTCCAGCTCTATTAAGTTTTAGCCATTTAACAGTTTCAATTACAAGCGTAGCATTAACCGATCCGTCGTCAGCCATTGGAGTAGGCAGACATATAAAGAAAACATCATCGTATGGATTAGTATCTTCTACTGTAGTATCAAATTTAATATCAATAGGAGTAATATCACACAAGTTTTCATCAAAGCCATTGATAATAGCCTTTCCTACAAAACCGCATCCGATTACTGAGATTTTTAATTTATTCTTATTAGCAGACATAACGTATTTTCTATGTGCACTATATTCTAATACTGTTTTACTAAATGATTTATCACTCATTGCAAGAACTCCGATAATGTAGCTTTATTCGCTAATTTCTCTAGAGCTTCAGGCCTCCATATACTTGGATACATTGGCTTATCGTTTTTATCCATCATATAATATCCTGAAGCATTTTTCCAACCTTTACCAGATCGATCTAAATTATTTAAAAATCTTACAAAAATACAAAGTGTATCTTCATGTGCCGATGCATTCGTACCAAGATTTTCGGTTAAGTCCTGAAGACACGCATCATGAAATTCTGTTGTGCTAGCGCCTTTAGGTTTTTTAAACATTTGTTCAATAGCTTGTACTGCATTATTACCACAATAAAGACTACTATTTGGATCCATCAAATGTGGATGATATGTAGCTATATCAGCACCCATCTGAGCGTATGGAAAATTCCATCGTCTCATTCCACGATCAAGGTTTTTCTGATTGCAGCGATCTGTTATTTCTTTTTGGCTAAAAGGTTTATTACCGGCTTTGTGGTTATCTTCTAAATAATCAGCTAATTCTATTGCTAAATCTAATCCAAAACTTGTAATATGTTCAGTTAAATTTAAACCTTTAATAGGTGTAGGATTCTGGTTTCCAATAGTGGAAAACATTTTATTACCTTTTTTCTTCCAGCTCTTCATAAGATCGGCCATCTCGTGAATTGTTTCATACATACCAAAGTGACTTACTACGCTATGGTGATAGCCATGCCAAGGTTTAGATGCATAGAAACCAGAGCCAGTAGAACGATGTGTATAATATGAAAAGACATATTCTTTAAGAGTCCATTTATTTGTTACATACTTATGAACTCTTTCTTGAACATCAGATGGTCGTTTTTTAAATACTACTTGTTTTGTACCATAATTTAAATCTTGGTTAACGTTATTAAAACCTTCATATGTACGAGATACACAATTGTAAGCAGGAATATTCTGCATTAGCGGATCATTAACGTATTCATCAGCTTCTGGCCCTAGATAATCTAGATCACCTATAAGACAATTCTCTTCTAACCATTTTGATTTTGGCCAGAAGTATTCTGCATAACAATCGTAATTTGGTCGTTTTTCTAATTGCATCACATAAAACCTTCTAATGTATTATTAACTTGCCCCCAGTTCTGACGACGATAGAACATCGGATTCAGATGAACTGACTGAGGTTTCTCCATTCTTTCTGCAGCATATACTGCAGGATCCATATGATACCATTCTTTTGGACATTTTACAACGTTCATATTTTTTACAT